GCTCTACTTGGTTCTGCGTGAGCAGCTCCTGGCACAAAATCACAACATAATGTTACTGGTGAATCATCCAAAAATAAATCAGCTCTCACTATCGATGCTTTAGCTTTTCCATCAGTATAGAATATATGATCAAACATACTTAGATCATCTTCAATCTTTTCACGATCTTCATTACGAGCTGTAACTAAGTGCACAGTGTGACCATTCTTTTTTAATGCTTTAATAAAAACATCAATTTCTTCTTTAAATAATGAGTACGTATTATCATAATCTATTGCTATTTCAGACATTTCAATCTTCCTCCTTGTATTCAAAATCAATTCCAGCTTCAACAAACATTTCTAATGCTAGATTACCAGATTCCAACCAGTGAAGATCAGGTCTAGTATCCATAACTACCTTTTTTATACCGGTTTGAATGATAGCTTTAGCACATTCGTGACATACAGGAAGACCAGTAACATATATGGTTGCACCTTCAGTACTAGCTCCATTATGAATGGCGTTATAGATTGCATTTGCTTCAGCATGAACAACATACTTATATTTAGTTTCACGATCATTTAATCGATTAGGACTATCATGTATGCCTCTTGGAAAACCATTATATCCTTGAGAAATAATTTGACCTTTATCACCAACAATGACAGCGCCAATTTGTCTACTCGGATCTTTACTCCATCCAGATATTTGCTTAGCTAGATCTAAGTATCTTTCTTCCCAATTTGCCATATTAATACCAAGTGAAGAATTTGTTTTTAGACAACTGGATTGAACCTAAGATTTGATCATTAGCTGTACAATCCTTAGTTTCTTTTGCATCTAGAATATAACCAATTTTGTTTTTCATAGTTTTTACAAATTCATCACTGAATACATAAAACTGTTTGCCACAAATGGTTGTTTTCTCTGTAACAATACCAGACTTGAACATTTCTTTTTCAGTCATAGGATATTCTTCACGTACGTAAGTACAAGGAAGTTTATTTGACATATCAGTGAATTCATTAACAATGATACCCACTTCTAAGTTATGAGGTAAATATCTAGATTTGCTATTAATAAAAGTACAATTGTTACGTTTAATAATAGTACCACAATCAGAATCTTCAAATTGTTTTGCAAACATTGAAATATTAGCAATGTGAATATTCATTTTTGCAACTAATTCGTTAGCTAGGATGTATTTTGAGTTTAAGAACATATTTTTCTTTCCTTCAGTGGTTGATTTGATAGAACTATTATATCAAGTTTTTTATGAAATGTAAACGGTTTTTTCACTTATTTTGATTTATTTTTAAAAATAACACTCAAAATAAAAATAATACCCCATGTAATACCCCAATTTGACCAAGTCACTGGCCAATCAGCAATCATACTAACAATCCAGTTCGTGAACAACGCAAATAGACCGCCAGTTAACAATACTGCAAATAGCACTCCAAATACCTTACCTAATAATACAGCATCTGATTCTTTCATTTTCTTTCCTTATTTCCTTATTTGTTAGATCTATTATAACAAGTATTTTGCTATTTGTAAACAGTTTTTGACACTTTTTTATGCTTGTGCTGCTTTAAGAGCTAGATTAATAAACTCATCAGAAATCGAATTAGCTTCTTCTTCTGTTAGCATGTTTTCGTCATAATCAATTTTAAATGATACACCATCTTCACAAAAATCTAAATTTGATAAAATTATCGCATCATTGATTTTGTATTTTCCTTCTTCAAGTTTTACTACTCCAGTAATCATATCTTTCATTTCCTTTAATTTAATATATTATAACAAAAAAATTGTTAAAAAAGGCAGTACATAAAGTACCGCCTTTGTATTATTAAGTACAACTCTCACATACGTAGCTATCTGATTCTTTTTGTTGTTTCAGGTAGTAGAATGTTTTCATACCATAATGGAATCCAAAGAAATGCAATTGAGCCATATCCATTAATGAATCTGGTTTAGCAATGTAAACGTTAACTGACTGAGCTTGGTCAATCCATTTTTGTCTAACTGCTGCATTTTTTAGAAGTGCATATTGGTCACATTCGAATGATCTTTTATAGAACTGGTTATTCTTTCTGAAGTTTGGTACAACGGTTGGAATAGTCATTGTTCCTTCTTCTTTATAGAAGAAATCATGAACTGGTTCAGTACTTTCAATAGCATTTACAGCTTTACCACTTGTAGCAGTTGGTGCAATAGCCATTAATTGAGCATTTCTGATACCAAATGTTTTAACTTTTTCAGCTAACTCATTCCATTTATCCCAGTCTGGTTCGTACGATGTTAATGCGAATGCATTTTTGTTTGCTTTATGAATTGGTAAAATACCTTTTGACCATTCTGATTCATAGAACTTGTCGTACTTTCCTTTTTCAATTGCTAATTCAACTGAAACTGAAATAATTTTGTATGAAATATCATCCCATAGTCTATCTTGTTCTTCAGCAGATTCTTCAGAATCAACTACAATTTCTTTCAATGCTAGATAGTTTGTTTGGTTCAAAATACCAATACCTAGATATCTGTACATTAGGTTTGAATTTTTACCTTCTTTAACTGGATAGTTCGCAACGTCAACAGTATTGTCAAGTGCTCTTACCATAGTTCTAACTAATTGCCATTTTTCATCATCGTTCATGTAGAACCATTTTTCAGCATTAATTGAACTCAAGTTACATAGTGCAATTTCACCAGCTTGATATCTTTTAATAATTCTTTTAGTATCATCTTCCATAGTAACTAGTTCTTCATCTAAGTTTTTAGAAGCTCTAGATGGTAGAACAATTTCAGTACATAAGTTAGATGAACCAATGTAACGATTTAGCATAGAAGTTTCATTTACGTTTTCTTCGTGCATTAAGTAAATGTTACCAGTTTCAGATCTTTCTTTGAAGATTTTTTCTCCAAGATCCCTAGCTTTGATTACCTTTTTACGTACAGTAGTTTTGTTTAAGTACTTATTGTAAATTTCATCAAATTCAGCTCCAACTTTACCAATTAAGTCTGGAGTATCTTTTGGATCAAATAATGTAATTTCTTCATCATTGATAAAAGCATTAACGAAATGTCTATTCAGTTTAATAGCATATTGTAATCCACGTGCTCTGTTTTCGTCAGTACCACCATTAGATTTTAATGATAAGACATCCATAACATCTAAGTGCCACCAGTTAAAGTAGATAGCTAATGCACCAGGACGTTTACCGCCTTGGTTCCAAGCTTTCATAATTGACTCGTAGAACTTCATAAATGGAACAGGTCCAGATGAATAACCTTGAGTACCTTCGATGTAACCACCTTTAGCTCTCATAGCTGAAATATCTAGCGCAGTACCACCTTTGAACTTTGAATAGATACCTAAGTTTTTACCAGTATCAAGGATAGAATGTGAATCATCATCCGTTGTATTCAATACACATGAACTTAATTGCTGACCTGGAGTCAATGCGTTAAGCATGATAGGTGTTGCTACAGTATACTGATGTTGTGAAATTGCGTTGTACAATTCAATAACACGTTTTACTTTATCATCTTCATTTACCATTAATGCTAATGCAACACGCATATATGAATGTTGAGGTAATTCAAGTTTTTTAGTTTTAGTGTAGTTCAAACAATACTTGTCGTTGAAAGTAGCTAGACCTTTATAGTTGAACAGCAAATCACGATCAGGAACGATAGCATCATTAATTTGATCCAATTCTTTATCAGTGTATTGTGAAATAGTTACTTTATCAAAGATTTTATGTTCTAAACCTTTTTGAATAATATCTTTAATGTGTGGATATTCTGAACTTTTGCTAATGTTATATGTTTCTTTATAAACCTTCATTAGTTCGAGTTTAGCAGCAACATCTTCCCATGTTGGTTGAAGCATACTAATTTTGTTTACGGCAGTTACAATCAACTGTTGGAACATATCTTTGATGTGGATCTCTTTATGAAGTTTGATTTCAGTATCACGAATCAATTCTTCAACCATATAATCCTTGCCATCGCATGCCCAAACACAAGCATTCTTCATTTTTTTAGGATTGAATACTTCTTTTCTTCCATCTCTTTTAATAACAGTGATTCTTTTAACAGAATCTTGGTTTGAAACATCAACCTTCTCACCAGCAGTGATAGCTGCTGATAAGTTTTGGATTGACGCTTTATTATATCTTTTTGCTCTATTATTCTTTTTTCTAGCCATTAAATCGTTCCTTTCTCATAAGAGCTAAAATCAAAATCAATTTTACCATCTTTAATGTCATTTTTCATAATACCAATTGAGTATACGGCCAAGTCACTTTCTTGAAGTGCAGCATTATCTTTGTTCATATCTTTATAGTTCTCAAACCATTGAACAACATCAGTTTTTTCTTGATTGAATACTTTTGGTTCGCCAATTTGTGAAAGTCTAAAGTCAACATAGAATTTAAGGAATCTTTCAGTAACTTCTTCAGTTAGTCCTGGAATGTTACCAATTGTTCTTAGATATTCAGCCCATGTTTTTTCATCTTCATAAACTTGCATAAATGTAGCTTTTACCATATCTGAATACCATTGTGATTCCATGATTTCTTTGAAACCTTCAGTTGGTTCTTTCTTAAGAATATTTAGTAATCCACTTCCCATTGATGTATGGACATCTTCGTCAAAGTTGATTAGTTTAATAATACGTGTTGCGCCTTGAATTTTATTAGAATAAGCGTTATTGATGATATATGTTACAAGGAACGAAATATAAAATTTAACACCTTCAAGAGCAAAAATATTAACTAACAATTCTAGTACAAGTTTCTTTTTCTCTTCTAAAGTTTCTAAGCTATCAATATCTTTTACTCTAGAATATAGTTCAACTTCTTTATCGATACGTTGTTGAATTTCAGGAAATTCAGCAATTCTATCAAAAATCTTAGCAGCATCCGAAAAGATACCACGTAGTAAATGTGAATAAGACAAACTATGGATTAATTCAAAATAACCCCATGTTTTGAATAGTGCTTCAAATTCAGGATTAGTGCATAGTTCAGCAACTACTTCTTCAAGACCTTTATTTTGTCCTGAATCCATAAGTGTTTGGAACAACCAAATTCTAATCATTACCTCTTGCATTTCTTCTGGTAAATCAAAGAACTTTTGGGCATCGTTAACCATTGAAATTTCATTTGGATTCCAGAATGCGTTTCTCTGCATTTCTTCCATATCAACAGCAAATTTGTACGACGGAGAGTCATACCTTTGAAATCCTGAATATTCACCAAAGAATATTTTTTCTTCGGACTTCGATGTAACTAGATTTTTAGTGTCTAAAATGTAATCTGACATAGCCGTTCCTTTTTTATTTAACTTGTTTATTATATACAATATTTGATTAAAAAATACGTATATTTTAGGGAAAAAAAGGTAGCATTGAAAAAAAATCAATACTACCTTTATTTTAAGATTATTTATTAAAGTTACCAGGTCTCTAAAGTAAGACCTACTCTTGCCCAGATGTCAGAAAGACCATCTACATAATCGGCAGTACAATAATAAATGTGCGTATTTGAAAACGCGATTTGACCTTGTAGATCACCAGCCTGCCCAGCTGATGATGTTGGAGCTGTTACAAATGAATCTTGTTTTGCTGCTATACCAGTGTTTATTTCATCCATAGAATAAGAATCATCTATTCTTCTAAAGTTAGAATCAACATCACTAATAGAATATGAATCAGTGATATCTCTTTTTAACGTTAAAATCGAATCAGTTTCTGTAATAGAATATGAATCTGTTATATCTCTTTTATAGTCTAGTGGCGCTTCGATTGCTTGACCATTTAATGCGTCAGTTAATGTGCTAGTACCATCTAGTTGTCCATCTGGATCTCCTAATTCATCTAAAAGTTCATCAGAAACCTTTTTGTACCATTTTATTTCATTCTCGTTACCAACATCTTCAACAATGATAAAACGTCCAACAGGTACTTTATCAATACCTGTTTGATCCATATCAGAGAAGTGGTAATTTGGTTTTAGCTTATAAGCCATTTATTTCTCCTTAATATCGGGAATCAAGTCCCAGTTTATGTCTATTAATTTTTTAAGGTTGATTAACGAATTCGTACGTACTAAATGTTTTAAGTACACCAACTAAATGATATCTAGCAGGAATGTCAATTCTATTAACACCATTTTTGTGGAATGAATCCATTTTTACAATATTTCCATCAATATAGCCAAAGTGATATTCTGACTGGTTTTCATCCCAAGAGATATTATTATCAAAACCAGTATATGGAGTATGACCATCTGCAAAAGAATCATTGTAATCGTGCTCAAAACCAGTTAATGTTGGAGTTACGATAACAGTCCAGTTATAATTCGCGTAGTCAGCAATTTCAAAAGTCGTATCAAGAGTTGGTTCCCAAGAACCTTTGAAATAACCTTCTTTAATAATCATTACTTGGCCAGTATTTGCGTCAGTATATACTGTTGCTTCTGTATCAACATTTTCACTTTCGTCATAAGTAACAATTTTAATGTTTGGTTCTGTTGAAGTAACGTCAAGTAGTACTTCATTAACTTTTAAATCAGTTGTTTCATCTCTTGTAACGATTGATAAGTTTGATAATTTTTCAGCAACTTCGTCAGATCTTAAAAATGAAGAACTATCTAGGCCATCAAGTAAATCTGCATCTAAACCAGAACCCGTACCATGTACATTTTGAACCTTTTCCATTACTGTTGCATCAGTAAAGAATGAAAGGTCAACTTTAAGATCTAGTAAGTCATCAGATTCTGTTTTAGTATATGCATCCAAAATGCCATAATCTGCTAAAGATGTACCAACATCTGCTTTACTGTTTTCAAAGTCATCAGCTAAACCAAG